TTAGTGAACTCAGACATGATGTCTATAGCATTTCTAAATACAGCCACATTGGCGTAAGCCTTTTGACATAGTTCTATAGTATCTCGAACATCTATGCCATCCGACGCATACTCATAGGGTAAAAGTCCACAATTAATACTTGAGAACCTACTCTTCAGATTTGCGAAAGCCGCTCTGTTCTTCCTAGCCCCACCAAAAGGGCTAGTGCTTAACCCTTGTCTACGAGCCTCAGAGGTTTCTTTATAAGAAGCATCTGAAGTATAAAAAGCCTCTCCTAGCAAGTCTGGTAAGACATCTCCATCTTTACCAATAGGAACATATGTTTTGTTTGATTTGTTAAATTTGTCCCAATATTGTGAGCGTTTTGTATATTTTCTTTTAGCCATAACAATAATTGATATTACACCCCAAAGTTAACTTTCAACTTTTAAAAGTTAAGAAATAAACATGGGAGTGAATGTTTGTTGGCCTGAAGCTCCGTCATAGGCTTCCATGTCGTAAAAAACGTTCATCATCCAGTTTCCTAAAACCAAAGCAGAATAAGAGTCTTTTCTAGCTTTATCCGCCCCCTTTTGTTTTCTTAAGTTCGGCGGTAAATCAAAACTTTGGGTTCCTTGCAGTGAAGTAGTAATTTGTACTAAGGCACATTGAACCTTTATTAAATCCATCATGTCTTTTTGGTGTTCAACTAAATCAATCATTCTAGCTCCATCTGAAGCCTTTTCATTTGCGTCATTTCTTATGTACTTTAAACCCTTAATAGGGACACGAGCTTTTCTTTGTATATTATAATCATCATTCATCGCTGCCCCAGCAAAAAATATTTTCCTGCGGTCAAACGCAGACTGTAATGATTCATTGGCGGCTCTAATCCATGGAGAACTAGGTTTTCTTAAAAACACAAACTTCTTAGCACTTTTATTGTATTGATTTTTAAGTTTCCTTAAGTTCTTGTCATAATCAATAGGCTTGTCCAACTCCGCCTCAATCGTCTCCAATTTCAAGTTAAGGTCTTTAAAAATAGTACTTTCGTTGCAAGAGTTCATAAATTGCACTCCTCCGTTATAATCTCCCACTACCGCTACTATATTAAAGTGAGTAAGTAGATAAGCTATGTATTTTATATGAGTTTTTAAATTTGCCCCCGATAAAGCATAACTATGAACCACGGTTCCTTTTCTTTGCTCTTTGTTTAATTTAATCAACAGCATGGCAAAATCATCTGAGCTTTCACTTTCTGACCATGAGGGGTCGAAGGCTAAAAGGTACTCATCATTTTTATGACCTACGACTTCTATAGATTGGCCCTCCCCATCAGGAAGAGTGCATTGCGCCATTTTACTAACCTTAAAGTACCCAGAACTATCATCTGTGAAAACAGCATTAAACTCTCGGTCAAACTGTGAGTCGCTCATTGTGGCCTTAGATTGGCTTATAAGATTTTGATCATAAAGCTGTTCAGGAGCGCAATCATAACTAAAATGCATAACTGTCCGATGCGCCCCATCTTGAGTGTTCTCATTAAGAATTAGATTCTCATATTGCTGATAAAGCTTATAAAGGTACTCGAATTTGTAAGAAGCAGAAGACAAACCAATAATTTTGTTGTTTGGCCATTTTTTTCTTTCCTCCTCTTTCATTTTCCCTTGTTCTATCATTTTTGTTTCTAGATCATATACCTCTTGTCTTTCCGTTGGATTATCCACAACTGACAAGAAGGGCATGATTACCTCATTAAAGATTTTCTGCGGCATAAGCAAAAGCTCATCAATAATCATTCTTTGGAAACGGAAACCCCTAAGCTTTTCACCGTCACCTAAAGGAAGCGCTCTAATACTACTGCGGCCTATTTCCATTACCCACTCATCATTCATTTTAGAAGTTCTAGTAATACATTGAGAGAAGAAGGTTGCTTTGGGGCTTTTAGCGATATCCTCAATTTTTTTAAATATCATTTTAGATTGCCTGAATGATTTAGACAATATACCGATTTGTACCCCTTGGTTTAAAATAGCGTCTAAGAGCGCGAAAATGGCCGTAGAGAAGCTTTTAGACATTCCTCGGCTCCATATGCCCAAAAAGTAGTCGGACTCCATCATGGCCTTTATCGCCATATGCTGGAAAGGGAATAACTTTACCCCAGTAAGCAACTCTGTAGCAAAAGAAGGGTTTTCCCGCAGAAACTTATAAAGCAAAAGCTTCGCCTCTAGATCATCCAAATAACCCTCTTTTTTCAGCAATAACTGATTTATATCTTTGAACTCTCTTTTTAGTTTTTGTTTTCCTGTCTCCCAAGCCATTGTTTAATATGTGTTTGTTCCAAAAATATTGCAGATCTACTTCCCAGAGCTTTTTGCCTAAAACAAGAATTTTCGGTATTAATTCCACACTTTGCTCTCTAGACCCGCTAAAGACAAATTGGCAGCAATCTGAATAACTAGACTGTATTTCCCTTACCTGATGGAAAACATAATCTAATTTATATTTTTTGTAATTTTTTTTATTTTCTTCTTCTATAGTGTCAAAAGCCGCTTCCACTACAATAAACAAGAATGAGTCTAAACTCTTGCACCTCTCTATCTCCTTTATAAATCTATTGTAACCCTGAGTAACTGTTGAGCAAAAATCCTGGTAGGTTTTGCGATCTACAAAAGTGTAGTCAAAATCTTCACCCATTACAGCGTAATCTCCCACATCAAGTTTTAGCACCTCACTATTTTTAAATATTAGTGGGTTCTGTTCTCTCGTATCTACGAATATACGAGTTTCTTCATAATTTTGATGGAATTCATTTGGTAGTTGCCTCGATAGCATGGGCAACATACCAAATTGTTCACAAGTGGCGTTGTAACTACCAAAAACCTTTTTGCATATGTCTATGTCGGGTAACCCCGCAGTTTGTAGGTAGACGGAAGGTGGTAGCCCCTTTAAGCCCTTGCTTAGTATTCTATGCTTAAAAGTATTTAGTATATATTTCTTTACCTCATCACGAGGAGCTGTGTCGCACCACTCCTTCATGTTGGCGGTATTGATAAAATCAGTAGCGAAATACTGATCGTATTTTTTATATGGGATCAGCTCTTGAGTGAGCTTGTCTTTTTTGCTGAAATTTTTTACATAGTAGTCTCCCACATACATCCCATGTTTTTTGATGTGAGCATGTAAACTTCTTAAGGAATCAAATGATTCATCACATTCTTTACAATTAAACGACATCTTCTTGTGAAATTCCTAAAACCCGCGCTTTCCATTCCGCCATCCCTTCCAATCTGTGCGCCTCCTTTTTAACAGCCTCTTTTTGCATCTCAGCTATGCGAACCATAGTTTTCCTTTCCTCCTCCTCTTGGAAGAGTTGGACGATAGACAAAAAAGAAGCATTCTCCTTTTGGTTCTTCTTCATGCGTTCCGCACGGTCACCTTGTAGTTTTTTGGTAAGGTTTTCTATCCGAGTTTCGCATTGGTGATACTCCCCAGATTTAGCCTTTATGATTTCCGCTAACCTTACGCTCATCTCTGTTTGGTCATCGGCGATGTCAAACATGTCGTTGAGCTTGTTAAGGTGAGAGCTAACCACTTCGAGGTTTATAACCTCTTTACAAACATTAAGATACAAGTTAAGCTCATCCGCAGTCAAATCTGGTTTATCCCAAGTCAATCGAACAAATTCATGTTCAAAAAGAACCCGATCCTCTTCATTTAAATAATTATTAATTATTTTTAAAAACCGAGAGTTATTTAAGTTAATGCCAAGCCTATCGACGCAGATTTGCTTCTGCCTGTTAATCTTCGATTCATCTAACCCCATTCCAGTGGCATCATTGATTTTTTTGATGATCCTACTCGGAGACTTCGGTGAAATGTATGAATTTAACGCTCCACTATCTTGAGAAGGTAAAATGTCTGGATTTACCTCTCTTATCAAGGCAAGCACAGCTCGTTGCTCATTAGATAGCGGAGTGACTCTTCTATCAGCGAATACAATCCTTGCTATCTCTAAAGACGATAAACCGTCTTCAGCTTGTTGAAGAACGAAATCTTTTTGTTCTTCT